AAACAGCAGCTGCGCGCGACCTTCTGGAGATGATCTCTCGTCCTTCTGAGCCGGATCCTTTAAGGCCTATTCGAGGCCCGGATACTAGAGCAGATGTACTCACTCGAATCCCTGCCATAACACGCACTGCACCTACTATCCGATCTCAACCAGCTGCATCCAGGCCATCCGAGAGAATGACGTAAGAAACAACCACATACAACTCGTACCACAGTTTCCCCTGCCAAAACTTTAACCCAATTATGATTTATAAAAAACCGAGTCATTATGAACTTAATCGAGAATTCTTCAGTGTTCAACCAGTTACCTGATGCGGGTCGAATTGCAGACGGGGGAGTAACTACAGGCCTGGGGTCTCAACGGTCTGCTGTGGTTCCGCTCCCAGGATGGTATAATGTAGATACTACAGTTCGAGGCAGTACGCCGGCAGATAGTTACATCCTATCACGCGACGAGAAGCTATGCTCGTTGATAGGATTAATCGGAATTCTATTTCATTGCTCGTTCTCAGGGTCTTCTGAGATTCCAGCGTGGACTAACTTTATCATTTTAGTAACATCCGTAGTTCTACCTGCATCATCCGCAATAATCGGGAAATCCACTCGGCTCATTCCCGCCTCTGTGGATCTGATGATATCCCTTCACCACACCGTATTGCGAACGATTTCTTCGGACACTCGGGTTGAGAGGGAAGAGTCGTACTCCGATTTAGCGAAAATGCTCGAGACCTTCCGACTCCCCGGTATTGCAGGGTTCATGTCTGTGGATGTAAATGACTTTGCTCCTATTCTGTATCACGACGGTTTAGTAGAGGAAGTACATGCATTATTCTCTTTGATGATCTTTGCTGCGAAATCTCAGCTAGCCGACGAACGAGTTGATCAAGTCTTCGCCCGAAGAACAAATGCGCTCTTACGGAAATTTTTCTCAACATCGCAAAATGTGGACGAGATGACACTGCGCGCTGAAGCGGAGTGTACCTCCTTGGTATATAAATGCTACAGCATGTCTGCGCAATCAGCTGAAGGATTATTCTGGGCTTGGAACAAAAGTGAAGTCGTTCGAAAACCTGTCATGTTATACCTGGCTGACTCTCTCGATAGAACAGTTTCGACAGAGCTAGATATCTTGTTAACCTCTTTCAGGATGTGTGCATTCGCTGGTTTCAACTTCATCACAATAGTCAGAGCTTGGGTCATGGCTTTTCCGTCCGCTCTTGATTACGGACCGATTAAAGCGGAGTTGCAGTGGTTCTCCGCCGCACTTGCTGCACTTGGGAAGATTGAACCGAAGTCGCTTGCACCCTATAGTAAACTCGTATTCGGAGATCGCTTGTCGCTGTTCAAGCGGGTAGATTACAGTCAGTCTGTTGCACTCGCTATAGGGGCTCTCGGGACCATTAGTGAAACAGTTAGAGGGTTCCGCCATATCGAGAACCCCCAGTTAACTGCGAACTATCTCGAATTCGATAGAAATTGGAGAGCTGCGAGGGGAATCCCCCAAGCGAGTCCAATGGTGTCAGCTCCTGCGCGAGAGACCGTTATTCCTCCGGTAGGAAGAGGAGTGCCTCAGTCTCCAGCGCAGCGACGTGAGAGTCGTATCTCATCTCCGCTCCAAGCACATCCTACCGCCCCGTCGAATGCTCTAGCGCAACCTATTCCCTCAAATCCTTCTACTCCACGAATTCGATCTCCTCTTGCTGGTCCTCCGATCTCCGCCCAGCGTAGCTTCGAGAACACCGCTACTGAGAGTGAAGATCCTTCTGGGGGATTACCTTCAACGGAGTACCTGCAACCAGCGTTCGACTTCTTTGGTCAACAACACAACTTAGGAGATCCGGCGCCCGAGTACCCTGGTGATGTCAGAGATGAACTCGCAGATATAGCTCCGGGCCCTTCGGATGTTGCCTACGCAAGAGTTGCTCCTCCGATTCAAGAGCACGAGTATCCTCTCCCGTCGTCTGTCTTTTCGGGGAACACGTCTTCTGACTGACGAAGCCCCATCTGTTGAATCTCTATGCCTACCCCTCTGCGTCCGTTATATCATCTTACGCTCTTCTTGCTGTCCTCTCCTGCGATCGTTTACGTCTAACATGTTATTTATAAAAAGCCGAGTCTGACGAATATGTCTTTTTTGTCCATTTCAAGAGAACTCAAGCGCGCTTCAGGGTATAAAGAGAAGATGGAGGAATCAAAAGCCGCAGCTGCGCAGTACGGGACGGCGGTGGACAAGCTTGCTAGTGAAGTTCAAAATCGTGGTGTTGCTATAAGACGACTCTTGGCGGGGGCCAAGGATCTAGAGGGTTCCGTACTAGAGGCTACCCGACGCATCACTGGAGTTGACTCCACTGTTATGGAAGAGCTCCTTTCTACAACGCCCACAACAGCTAATGTCGAGGCGGCCGTAATAGTCCTAGATCGAGCAGAAATTATGATCGCATTTTTACTCGAAGAAGTCCTCTTCTTCAGGAAGGGATTCCAAGATCTCCCTGCCGTAGAATCTTATGAAGCATTTGGAGAAATTGAAGAAGAAGACACCGCAACACGTATGAATAAAAAGCTGCTCGATATGAGAATCATAGGACCAGCTCTAGCAGGAGTCTCCGATAGCTCTACAGGGAGAATTCCTCCTCCAACCAAGCGTGCAGAAGAAGACGGTTATCAGCTCTCGACTGAAGTAAGAGCCCCGGTATCTGCCCCTGGCCCAAGTTCTGTCAACAACCTTCTTTAACGCGCTTCGATCCAGACTATTTTACCACATCTCCGCACGCCCAATTAAAAAGATATTTTGAAAAAACCGAGTCACTCTGATGTCTTACATTTACTCTTCCCCCGCAGCTGTAACTCTTCATCCTCGCGTTTCTATAGCATCTGAGTCGATCTATCAGTCGAACATTTTGTCTACCCGTTCGAACATAAATGTTGGTACCGAAGCGTTATGCCAACTTCAACGCGAGGTCCGTAATATGAGGGAAATAATTGAAAATCAGGAGAATCTTCTTAGGACCATTTTCTCTGACGCCGACAAGTTGAAAAGCGCTTTGTTAGGGTTAGAACTCGGAGCTCTTAACAAGACTCATTCCGACATCCGTGAAGCGTGGCCACAGGACGGCGAACTGCTAACCTTCGAAGCACGCGTGTCCGCCATTCAGAGCTTGTGCGTTTACGGGGCTCCGTTAGCGATCGCATGCCTTGAGCTCGTCAACGACTATAGAGGAGGACAGCTCACTGCCTTCGAAAGTATCGCTGGTACAGTGGAGACTCTTCAAACTCCATCTTCTCGCAATAATCTCGAACTTAATATGTATAAGCGTCAGCCAGCAAGCCAACAATTAACAAACGCGGTCACGGACTCTATGCTTCAACACGACGAGTTGAACAAACACATTGAGAGCTACCGCCTGAAAGCCCAAGCGGCTTTAGAGGCAGGAAAAAGCTGGAACACTGCGCCGACTAACGTCGATTAAGAGTGCCTGTTGTGTACGGTACTACACTTCTGATATCAAATAACACTGGTATGAGTCCAATGACATTTAACAAAAGCCATCATTCTTTTATTATCTTTTCAATAGGATACCGGTTCCGTCCAACCTTCCGCGTGTCTCATACTGATGAGATTACGAGCGAGACAGCGAAAGATATAGCTGTTGGCATTTCGAGATGTGCAGAGAATCGGGCGGTCGCTATTCTAAAGACAGAAGTCACTGAAACTCACTCTGTTAGATGCTTTCGAGTTCTCGGTGACGGATATTGGCTTGAACTCCGTAACAACGAAACATTAGAAAGTAAGGTAGTGATTATCCCCGACTCATCAGTGCGTTTCTCGAGTGAAGCATATACAAGAGAAATACCTAACTCCGCCATACCATGCGTGCGCTCGATGTAATTCTCTTCTATCATTACTGACAACTCGGTTTTATTTCATTTTATTTTATTTTATTAAAACCGAGTTACCAGATGTCAGAAGCCTATACAACGACAATTGCAGACTTCCGTCAACTATGAATTTCTTCTCGAACGAGAGCGCACAGGAATGGGAGAGAGGGCGTGAGGAACCGGATTATACAGCTGAATATGAAGGCCCAATTACATAAAGAGGATATTAAGTGGATAGCGGAACGACACTTCAGAAGAGTTGTTGCCTTAACAACACACGAGAGAACCATTGCAATGATTTTAGCTCTTACACAAGCGGCAGTAATACATTCGCTCTTGCAATCACTGACACCTTTAGAGAAAGAACTATATACAGAGGAATTTGGATATATTGAGAACAACAGGAGATTTCAATGCTCTTCTGAGACTACCGTTGTATTATCATCAACACAGACCAAGTTCCGATTTAAATAAAACCACTGAGTGAAATGGACTCTCTAGCGATCGATGTCGACTCTGACGTGCAGTTTAAAAAGAGATTCTTCGTGAATCGGTTCCTTGATGCTCCAATTCTTATAGGTCCAAGGAAAAACCTTCTCGAAGCAGCATTAGCTTGGGACACGGAGATTATCCGTGACCGACGGCGTATGACTGAAAGCGAGAGATTCATCGATCATCTCACCACACACACCGATGTCACCGTAGACTTTATGCTTAAGGAAGAGAATTACTTAAACCCTGAAGATTATCCCGTATTATTCAATCAGGAGAATGTCAGCTCGCGCTACGAAAAAGATCTAGACTCTGCTGCACATTCGACACAGCGCATTATAAGAGAGACATGTCGAGCTCTCGGAGAACTCGCGCAAACCACAATAAACGCTCCAGACTACGGAGTATCGGACCCTCGAATACGAAAGGACTATTGTCGAGCAGCACAGTGGTCTTCAATCATCGGACAGCTTGATACGAAACGTGCAGAGGGGGAAACCAAGACCGTGCGCATAAATAGCGATGACCTAACAGCATTCATATGTGGAGACATTGCAATGATTGTAGCACCGAACGTATTTTCACTTCCTAAGTTTTGTACCTATACTCAAATCCTCTGTATTAAGGATGCTCTATTGTCCAGGTACCAAGTTGCCGTAGCCTGCTCTGTGCAAGAGCCGACGGACACTCTTATCTCCGCTGCCAGGCGACTTTACTCTTGGCAAGAAAAATGTTTGATCGAGTACGGGAATCCAGGGTACGAAATAGCTAAATCGACAGAGTCACTCTGCAAAACCTATGCGTTCCGGCACGCAGGTGACTTGCTAAAATCGTCGAGCGACTCCTTTTCCTCTATGATAGATAAGGTTCGAGCAAAGGAGAGGAAGTTAGGTAGGGAGAGTGATTATGTAGTTGATAGCTTTATGGATATCTTACTGGACCTTACAGACGTCAAAGATATCGTTGAACTTTTCGGACTGCAGAAACTGTCGGGGCACCCTCTCATTGATCCTGTAACAGGAGGGCAATCAGCAGCCAAGGAAGCCCGAGATGAGGACACAACTCTATTCTCAGACGCTCTTGAGACACGCAACTCGACGATGGCGATTTTTATAGAGAATTATGTTCGCGCGCATAAGAAGTACCCGATCTTCGTTGAAAAACCTCGCCCTGGCACAAGACTACACAAGAAATGGTCGACAGGGGATATTACGATTCACCGCGGATCTTTTCCCCTGGATGATCTCACTGGTGTGACTTTCGGGAAAATATTCGACTTCGATGTCCATCCGAATTACCTAGAGTTACTGGATGACAAATCCCTTTCTTTCGAGAGAGAGGAAAAACATTTACAGTGGGACAATGGAATACCGAGTACAGAGCGGCGATTACTCCTAGAGATGCTGCAGCGGTTCATTATAGACCCTGATGAGATACAATTAAGACAAGAGCTCGGCTTGGTCAGATTCGCAGAGCTGGTCATCGCTCTGTTTCCGAAGGAACGCGAGTTCAAAATAGCAGCGCGTATGTTCGCTATGTTAGTCTTTGAGGCTAGATTCCGCGGAGCAGTGAGAGAATCTAATCTGGCGGACTCCGTGCTGAAGTATTTCCCCGACATTACAATGACAGACACAGCCGAAGACGTTAGAGAACGGTTCCACGACATGTCAGCTCCCCATGATGAGAGCTTTGTGAGACTGTTCCTAGAGTTTGATCTCTCTCGATGGAATCTCAGGTGGAGACATCAAGTTGTCGGTCTCGTAGGACGAGACATCGACGATATGTTCGGACTAAAGAGGACGTACTCAGAAGTCCACAAATTCTTCGAGCTGTGTGTTGTTCTCGTGCGCGTGGCAGGTTATCGGCCGGACGGAGTGGATCTCGAGCCTGCTCCAGAAGGACCTTTACTATGGGGAGGTGGGTCTGGG